TTCCTCAATTCTTTGTCGGCCGGGAAACAACGGAGTACATTAACTCTAACAGATTAGCAAGAGCCAATCGCCGCAAACCTAACCCAGTGATCCTCGCAAATTTTCAAACTCTTTCATGTGCGCTAGATATGGGAATTACATGGAATCACTGCTGGCTATGGTAGTATGAACCAATCTGTCAAAATCTTTTAACTCTATATTCTGTTCAAGATAGCCGGTGACTTTATGCAAGTGTCCTCTTGTTGTTTCCCCCAATTGTTATCGCGGTAGGCGAATCCCGCGAGCTAGTTTAAGCGTCTTACTACAGACGTTTGCTTTTCTGAGCTTTAGCATAACTCTCTTCAATCTATTCTGACCCGATTGAGATATGGGTTTGCTTTTAAGTTTAAGCATAACTGGGCATTGATTTCTTGTTCGTGGGCGTAAATCAATCCGAAACGACCAGGTTATTTCATTCACTTTATAAATAACCAAAACGTATTTTTCATCCAACTTCTAAGGTAGCGTTATAAAGCGCATTTCTCTTGGAACCCTTGGTTTTTGTCTCTAAACTGCGAGAATTCTAAAGAATCCTTGAATCGTTCCAGCACCAGTGAACGCTGATGATCCTGAAAAGTTCATTGCCCATTGGTCTAGTCCTGCTGTGGATATGTAATATGAAATATTCAATGAGGCTACTGAGTTACCTGCTCCTACAGCGATTGTTAGACGCTGACTAGATTGGGACACGCCATTCTTTGTTAATTGCATCAACCAGTCTGTTATGTTTGTGGCTGAAAGTTGCATCTGCAGGTCTACTACGTAGTTTCCTGCGGGCAATATCAATGCTCCTGCAACATTAACAACTCCTAATGCGTTGGTCAAAACGCCTGCTAAAGGAATGACTGATGATACTGCAGTTGTGACAGGGGCTGCGGCACTATAAAACATCGACAGCCTATTATTTGCTGGGGCGGCTCCGAGGGATGGATCTAAAATTCGATCGTACAATCTCACTCGGCCTTTAATTTGAAGTTTTCCGACTTCAGTTAACCCTGCTTGTCCAACGGTAGTGACAAATAAATTCGCGGCATCATATTCCTTGACATCCGCACCTCCTGGTAAGTTTCCAGGGCGGCAAAACTTAGGCACTTCTTTTGGGTGCATACCTTGTCTTGCTAAGGTTAAGCACATATTTTCATTCGGCATTCCAAAAACTCTTGGGTCTGAGTCGCAAATCTGCGTTTCACTCGTGAATGCGGAGCATGAGGCATCGTACAATGCACTTAAATAAACAAGTCCAGTTTGCCCTTGTGCGGCAAAACCTGAGACATCATGCTGAAAGTAGAATTCGAGTTTCTCAAACTCGTAACGTTCATACAATTGTGCAATTTTATTCAACCACGGAAATGTTGTTGCATTCGCTGGATTCAAGGCGAAGCTAGTTGTTGTGAAATTGATGGAACCATTAACTGATCCAATTCTTTCATCAAAATCTTCTACTCGTGGTTTTGACATATTTCGAGGGTTTCTGAGCAATTGAGCTCCTCCAAAACTTCCCTCTACGACGTTTCCAGCCACTCTACGTGGGTTTCCATTTCGTCGATTTTGTCTTTTCCGTTTAGGTTTCGTGTTCATTACGATAACCTGCTTTGTTTGTCTTCCGGTAGCTTTCCCTTGTCTTGGGCCTCGAGCACGCCTGTTGCCGCGTTTACTCTTCTTTTGTTTGTTCTGTGTTAATACGATGGAGCTCATCGTAAAACTTTTATGAGGCTTGATTGATCTTTCTTGTACTTCCTCATAAATAAATGACTGAGGTCTGAGATACAATGTCTCACCTAAGAACAAACGCTCATAAAACTCTGGAGGTTTAATATTTGTTTTCGCAATAATCCAATCGTGATCATTTGAGAGTACTTTGTCGTATTTCTCAATCAAATAATCGATCAATTTTTCTAAGTAGTTCCTTAGCGATATATTGGACCAGCCTATTTGCAACAATGCGCACGCGCGCTGTAATGTTAGGGCTGGTTTCACTCCTTTATCTGCATATAACATTGACTGCATGAGTTTATTCCGGTTATAAATGGGTATAGCTTTACCCATATAAAAGACTGTGTGTGCTGAAAGGAAGTCTAAATCCTTTGCCAGACGGGGTTTTAAACTGTCTGTTGTTGTTGTTATGCCAATGCGTTTCCAAACGTCAATGACAGAGATACCATTGTAAAATGTATGACCATAATCTGATACGGTCCATGTATTATCATCTCCTAACAATGCTTTACTTGTATGATTCTCAAAGGTAGCCAAATTGTGGTCTCCTTCAGGTGCTAACTTCACCCAGGCGTATGCCATAATCCAATACAATATAAGCGTATTGTCTGTTACAGTATTGACTGATCCGGAGGGATTTCCTCCTTTCTTCATGACCAGTACCCCTTCAGCGCTCAAAATTACGGTGTTAATTAAATTTCTATAATACACTTTTATTCTAAACAGATTTTCTGGAGTTTGCTCTTCTGGACTTAAACACATAAATCTAAATCGTGCGCAACCCCACATTAGAAAATCTCG